TTCCGTGCGGCTGGTCTGAACAACGTGCTAATCGATAGCGCGTACTCTGCCACGCGGGGATTGGCTGGGACGGCGCTACCCGATGCTGCTGCTGATGCTGCCGGGGGGTTGCCGATTTCGGACGCCGGCGGGCTGAACCTCGACGCTCAGATCGGCACGGACATCGACGCGATTCTGGTTGACACCGGGACCACGTTGCAGGGCGAGCTTGACGGGATTCAGGCCGACACGGAGGACATCCAGTCGCGGATTCCTGCCGCTCTCGTGGGCGGTCGCATCGCGGCTGACGTTGGGTCTATCTCTGGGGATGCCACCGCTGCTGACAATTTGGAGGCGGCTTGTGATGGCACCTCGTATAACATCGGCGGCGGAGCCGTGGTTGCGGCTTCCGTTACCGGGGCTGTTGGCAGCGTGACGGGTGCGGTCGGGTCTGTTACTGGGGCCGTGGGTTCGGTTACTGGCGCTGTGGGTAGTGTTACGGGGAACGTCGGAGGCAACGTCATTGGGTCAGTTGGGTCTGTCGCGGCTGGGGGTATCACTGCTGCCAGCATCGCAACGGGTGCTATCGATGCGGACGCCATAGCAGACAACGCAATCGACGCGGGTGCGATCGCTGCTGATGCCATCACGGCGGCCAAACTCGCCACGGGTGCTATCACGGCCGATGCTTTCGCCGCTGATGCGATCGTCGCTGCCACTCTGGCGACCGGGGCTATTTCCTCCGATGCCTTCGCAGCCGGAGCTATCACCGCGTCCGCTATCGCGGCTGATGCAATCGGTGCGAGCGAGCTTGCCGCTGATGCTGTGGCTGAGATCGCCGATGCGGTATGGGATGAGGCTATCGCTGGACACGCTGGGGCTGGTAGCACTGGGGCCGCTCTCTCTGCTGCTACGGCACCTACTGCTGCTGCCGTGGCTGATGCGGTATGGGACGAGCTTACTGCCGACCATACCGGTGTTGGGTCTGCTGGCGCTGCCCTGGCTGCCGCCGGCGGGTCGGGTGATCCATGGTCTACGGCCCTGCCAGGGTCATATGGGGCAGGCACAGCCGGGTACATCATTGGTAGCAACCTCAACGCGCCGGTCGGAACCGTTGACACCGTGGTCGATGCTATCAAGGCGAAGACGGACAACCTTCCGTCTGACCCGGCGGACGAATCGTCCTTGGAGGCAGCTATCACCGCCGCGACCTCACCGCTTGCTACTTCGGCCGAGCTCGCCAAGGTTCCCAAGTCTGACTCCACCGTGTCGTGGAACGCTACCGCGCTGGCTGCTATCCAAACTCAGGCGGCGGGAGCGCTCACCGCATACGATCCGCCAACGAAAGCCGAGCTTGACGCTGCTGTGTCTCCTCTCGCAACGGCGGCTAACCTTGCTACGGTTGACACCGTGGTAGACGGTCTGGCAACTACCATCGGAGTAGCGGGAGCCGGCCTTACTGCGGTGCCGTGGAATGCATCGTGGGACGCGGAGGTACAGAGTGAAGTAGACGACGCGCTTGGTGCCGCGATAACTGAGCCGACAAACCTCGCGGCTACCAAGTCAGTCAAGAGTTTCCTCTGGTATCTGTACTCTCGTCTGTTCCATCGCAACACGCAGACCGCTACTCAGCAGATAACCTACAAAGCCGATGGTGTCACTGCGCTCGCCACTCGCACGGTGTCCGACGACGGGACCACGCAAACGCTGGGGGCCGGGGCGTGAGGATAGACGAGTTTTCAAACATGGGGGCCGGCGTGTCCGGCCTCTCCGATACCGAGCGTACGAGGTTCGCGTGCTTCGGGTTCGACATCGCATCGGGGGTGCCGCAGGTAATTATCGGCATGCTGTCGATGGCGCTTGCCATCGGGCTGCCGGGGGTCGCTGCTGCGATGGCTGCGCCCAGCATGACGGTAACCGCATGCCTGCCTTCTATTAGCGTTGTGAAGGACTGACGTATGGCAATCGTGATAGGCCAGAAGGTTCCAGAAGAGGGAGTCGCCGTATTCACAGCTTCGTTCACTGACGAGGACGGTACGGCGTGCATCCCCACCACGGTAACGTGGACACTGACCGACAGCGCTGGGACGGTTATCAACTCGCGGTCTGCGGTGTCGGTTACTCCAGCCGCATCGGTTGATATTGTTCTGAAGGATGCCGACCTCGCGCTGACTGGAAGCACCGATACCTTCTCGCGCATTCTATACGTCAAGGCAGTCTACACGAGCACGGTGGTTACATCGGGGACCAACCATAAAGAGGTCTGGTTCGAGATTGAACCGATGGTGAACGTCACATAACGGAGACTCACATGGAGAAAATTCTCTTTCGGGCTGTCCTGAACAAGGCCAGCGAGGACGGGGTGTATTCCGCTATCGCTTCAACAGCAGAGGAGGACCGCGACGGCGAGATCGTCAATCCTTCTGCGTTCACCAACCTGGAGCGGTTCGTCAAGGAGCAGGGGCCGATCTACTACTCGCACGCATGGCGATCGGGCGGTGCAGGCGAGGAGACAATGCCTATTGGTAAGGCTGTCGGGGCATGGCAGGAGCCAGACAAGATCGGGGTGAAGTACGTGTTCGCCGAGGGCGGGCCGATGGAGTTCGCACCCAAGGTCAAGTGGATGGTGGACAACGGCTTCCTGCGCTTCATGTCCATCGGTGCGCTCCCGACGAAGTGGGAGACTGACGATCAGGGGCGGCGGGTCTACACGGAACTTGAGTTACTGGAAGTGAGTGTCGTTGGCATCCCGAGCAATCGGGGCGCGGCAATCATGAACTCGGCCAAGGCGGCCGGGGTCAATATCACGAGCGAGGACATCGCGAAACTGTTCGGACCGGAACTTGTAAGTAAGTCTGCGCCTGACGGCGTAAAGCAGACCGAAGACCAGGCGACCAAAGTTCAACGGTCTCGGTTGGCCTCACTCATCGAAGCTGCAAGAGAGGTTCATCATGACTAAGCTTGACATGCTCAAGTCCCTTGTCGAGAAGACTACCGACAAGGCTGAGCTTGACAAACTGAACACGGAAATCCTCGCGGAAATCCGGGCCGAGGAAAAGGCGAAGCTTGAAAAGGAGCTTGCCGACAAGGCTGCCGATGCAGAGCGCGCGGCTGCCATTGCTAAGAGCGAGGAAGCCAAGCCGAAGCACAGCGGCATCGAGGTCGGGCTGCCCGACATCTACAAGGGTCGGCGTTTCAAGGTCAACATGGATGGTCTGAAGGCTGTGGGCCATACCTTCAAGGACGATAAGAAAGCCGAGATCGTTACGAAGACCTGGCTTGACCGGCTTGCCGAGAAGGCGGTGGTCGGACAGAGCACGACCGGTAACGTCGGCGGGTTCGCCATCGCGCCAGAGTACCCGAGCATCTACTTCGAGTATGCGTCTGAGTACAGCCGGGCTCTCCAGATTTGCGACAACATCGCGATGAACTCTAACGTGATGTACGTCCCCACGGAAAGCTCGCGGGTCTCTGTCGCGCAGACTTCGGAAGGCACTGACGCGACGGTCACCTCGGCCGTGTTCGCGCAGACCACGTTGACCGCTGTCCGGTTCGACGCCTTCGGCGGGATCACCAATGAGCTGCTTCAGGATCAGAACTACCCTGTGGTTCCGATCCTTATTCGGCAGTTCACCGAGGCTATCGGCCAAAAGGTAGACTCGGCCGTGTTCAACGGGACCGGTAGCCCCATGTCGAGCGTGTTCTCGTCGGCTGCCGGGTACTCGGTTGTTCTTGGCTCCGGGTCCTCGACGTTTGCGGCGGTCGGGTTCTCCTCGTTCTTCGATGTGGTGGCGAAGATTCCCACCGCGCGGCTGCGGAATGCCAAGTGGGTTTGCAACCGCACCCCGCTGTGGACCTACATCTACCAGATCAGGGACGCGGCTTCCCGTCCCGTGTTCATCACCAATATCGACCGTGGCGGTGTCGATGCACCCGAAGGGAAAATCCTTGGTATGCCGGTGATCCAGCTCGAGACTGGTCCGTCTACCACGGCAGTTTCTACGGCCATCACCGTGCTTGGCGACTTTAGCGGTGTGAAGATCGGGCACCGGCTCGACTCCATCGACCTATTCATGGACCCGTACTCCATCGCGAAGTCCAACCAGACCCAGTTCTATCTCTTCACTCGGTGGGCATTCGCCCTCGCGCTGCCCAATCAGTTCTGCCGGCTGGTGACGGCTGCCAGCTAATGACGGAAAGTATCGGTAATAATGGGGCCGCTTCGGCGGCCCCATCTATTTGCTGGGCTAACAACATCTCGGGGCAGATCGGAAACGGGTATGGGTATTCGACGCACTCCAAGATGCTGAAGGCGGCGTGCGAACGTCTCGGATCGGTGAGCGATGAGTCGGCACCGGTGATGGTGCATATCACCACACCGAACAAGTTCAAGCCCGACCCGGCGCGCACCAATTTTCTCTACACAATGTATGAGTGTACGACGTTGCCTGACGATTGGATCGCGCCGCTACAGTTTGCCGACGTGATCGTTGTCCCGTGCAGGCAGAACAAAGACTTGTTTAGCCAGTACACGAAGCGGCCAATAGAAGTGTGCTGGGAGGGGGTAGACACTGAAGCATTCCCATACGTTGAGAGACAGATGCCTCTCGTGTCCCGATTTGTATTTCTGTGGATTGGGGCTCCGAATCCTAGAAAGGGATTCGAGCACGTCGGCGCTGCATGGGATGGATGGAGGGCGAGTGGAAGACTGCCCCCGAACGCCTGGTTGTACTGCAAATCAACCGGCGTGGAGCGGGGGAGTGTTGTTGAAGAAAAGCCCGGCATGCGGGTGACGATTGATACACGCGATTTGTCTACTGCGGAGTTGTTCGGGCTATATCGAGACGCGCACGCTTTCATGCTGCCTTCGATGGGCGAAGGTTTCGGGCTTACGCTTGCCGAGGCCATGTCAACTGGCCTGCCATGCATCTATACGCCCTGGGGCGGACCGCGAGACTTCATCTCAGAAAAAGAAGGGTACCCGGTCAAGTGGGATTTCACTTCGGTCAGTGCGATGAAGTTTGACGAGCGGACTGGCGATCGGTCATTGCACTGGCGGACGTATGCCGCGTTTGCCGATGTGAACGACATCATAAGGAGGATGGAACAAATCTATTACGCCTATGATGCAGCGCTTGCGAAGGGCAGGCGAGCCGCCGCGAGGATCAGGGCTGGGTTCACATGGGAGCACAGCGCGGGGAGTTTCCTTGACATCGTGAGGAGGTATCAGGGGATGGAAAAGGCAGCGTGATGGTTGAAGCGAAGATAAGCATCACGACAAAGTGTAACGCGCACTGCCGTACCTGCCCGGTGTGGAAGATACCAGGCGAGACGATGCCGGTCGAGACTTTTCGCATCGTGTGGGAAAAGCTGATGGACAACCCCATGGTGTCCAAGGTGATGATTAACGACACAGGGGATGTGTACTGCCTGCCAAACCACGCTGAGTATTTCGAGGTTGTGAAGCGTAGGGAGGGGAAGACAATAGCAATCACGACGAACGCTATCGCGCTGGATATGGTCCCGGACGTTGACCACTTTGTTATCAGCTTCAACGGCGGGACGCGCAAGGCTTACGAGCACACGGTAGGAGCCAGCTTCGACGCGGTGGTTGCTAACATCCGTGCGCAGTACGACGCAATTCGGAAAGTGCCGATGCCGGAGTTGCACTGTTTGATCTGGCAGGGTAACCAGGGCACGGAGATGGATTTGATGCGGCTGTGGAAAGATTTTCCCGGTCGCCTTCGAGTGTCCTACAAGTACGACAACCAGGGTGGTCCCGACCTGACTGTCAGCGACTTCAAGCGGTCCAAGCGGGAACCGTGCGACTACCTTGGGAAGTTGTGCATCATGCCGGACGGGAAGGTTATATCCTGCGCGCACGACTTCCATGCGGATACGGACTTCGGGAACATCGTGACCGATAGCATAGAGGCTTTGATGGGTGCTTCTGCGCGAGTCGAGATGTTGAATGCTCACATGCGCGGAGAGTTCACGGGTATCTGCGAAAGGTGCAACTACAACACGCCGATTGATGGGCGCGTTATGTATTTGAAATGAGGCCGCCATGGCGCTGCTAACAAACGCGATCTTGTCTCTGGAGGATGTGAAGGGATTCTTGGATATCCCCCAGGGCGACACTGACTATGACGGGAAACTCGAAAGCGTTGTCAACGCACTTACTACCATGTTCGCAGTGTACACAGGCCGCGACACCATCATGAACAGCGCTATCATCGAGTACACCGAGGGGAAGGGCGATGACACGCTATGGCTGAGGAACACCCCGGTCGTCGAGACCACGAGTAGCGTGATCGTTTGGATTGACGAAGATCGGGAGTATGGCGATAGCACCCTGATCGCGAGAGCAAACTACGTTGTGTATCTGAGCACCGGGAAGGTTGTGCTTGACGACGAGGTGTTCCCGGTGACGCCGCAATCCGTGAAGGCGAGTTACTATGGCGGGTGGGTTACTCTCCCTGCCGATTTGCGGTGGGCGGCACTGGAAGCCGCACAGTGGATGTGGAAGCGGCAGAAGGACGGGAGGGTCGGGGTCACTTCGGTATCAGCGCAGGCCGGCGGGAGTGTGAGCTATGAGGATGGCGCGCTGCCGAAATCTGTTACTGACGTACTGGACAGGTACCGCCGATGGTCGCCGTAGAGCTGTACGAAGACCCCCGGAGCGATGCCGCGCGTCAGCTTAGAAAGTTGCGCGAGACGAACCCGAAGATAGACCGGCAACTGCGGTGCATGTTTGCGCGGCAGATCGTAGGGAACGTGCAGAAGAACTATCTGCGCGGTCAAGTGTTGAAGCGCAGGAGCGGCGACCTGGCGGCGAGCATTTCGTACCGCGACGTTAGCCATCACGAAACGATGGTCGGAAGTTACGGCCCGGTATACGCTAGGATTCACGAACTTGGCGGGACGATAGTTCCGCGCCGAAAGAAGTGGTTGAGGTTTCAAACGGAGAACGGGTGGGTTGTGACGAAGAAGGTGCGGATTCCCAAGCGGCCGTATCTTCTGCCAGGCATTACATCGTACTTCGACAGCGGTACTGCGGACCGCGAGGCTGACGTGGCGCTTCAACGCGAGCTTGACAAGGTGGCGGGTAAATAGATGGCTGTCACGGTAACGAGCACGTTAGAGGACACACTCTATAACATCAAATCTCATGTGGAGGACAATTTCTCCGCTTACGTGATCGCCATGAATACGCTGAAGGGAACCGAGGATTTTTACCTTGAAGACATTAAAGAGCATGTAGTAGGCGACCTAGACGCGCTGAAAAAGAATCGATACCCCATGGCGTTCTACTATCCAACGGAGATCAGCATCGAACCGCTGGACCTCGGGGAAGATGAGATTACGATGCAAGTGTATGTCGCCATAATCCTAAAGGGGGCTGACGGCGACAAGCTGCCCACGAAGGCGCTTAGGTATTCGGACTGTCTTAGAGAGATGGTGAACGATGATCATACGCTTGGCAGTGCTTGTGATTACGCTCGTGTTAGCAAGGTGAATTATTACGCATCAGAACCGGGCGGGGAAAATCTAATGGAGATAGAAACGATACTGACCGTCACGTTGACGGTGGCAAACTAGGGGGCAACTATGAGCATCATCCAAGGCAGCGGCTCCAAGCTCCAGATCGGGCTGGAGTCTACATGGGGCACGAAGGTTGCCCCTACGGTGAACATCGGCTACACGTCCGAGACGATGAAGCTGATTCCGAACTACAAAGAGGAGGATACGCTCGTCGGAGCGAAAACGACGGGGCGAATGGATACCTTCGGCAAGAAAGTCGAGGGCGATGTCAACCTCATCGTGCATCCGGACACTATCGGTTGGCTGCTGTGGGAGCACTTCGGGGCCGAGGGTAACGCAACGGCTGACGGGTCAGCGTACACGCATGCGTTCACGCATGTAGCCGCTGGAGCCGCGACGAGTCTGCCGCATTTCACGATGGTAATTGACCGCATCGTATCGGCTTATGCGTTCGTGTCATGTAAGTCAGATCAAATGAAACTTTCGTGCAAAGTGAACGACTATCTTCGCGCGACATTCACGCTTCGCGGCCATAGTGAAGTTAACTCGACGATTGTCACGCTTAGCGATAGCACCACGAAGGGGCTAAAGTTCTCCCATGGGTCTGTCACCGTGGGGGGTGCCTCATACGCCGAAGTAACCGGGTTTGACCTGACCGATAGCAACAACCTGGAGAACGATCTCTATGTAATGAACGGCTCGGCCTACATGATGGAGATCGAGCCGAACGCGCGCAGCACCACTGGCACGATGGAAGTATTATACTCCAGCACCACGGAAGGTACCCGGTCGAGCTACTTCCTGACCGCGACGCCGTGCTCGGTAGTGCTGACCTTCACGTCTGACGAGGAGGCCGCTACCGATGCGCCGTATCAGCTCACCATCACGATGCCAAACTGCTACTTCACCGATGCGTCGCCTAACGTCAATGGACCTGAACGTCTCCGGCAAACGCTCAACTTCACCGCGAGTCAGCAGAGCGGCACAGAGGCGATCACGGTAACGTTACGGGACGCACGATCTACTAAATACTCAGCATAAGGAGGGAGTATGGAACTGAAAGCAGCCAGGGAGACCGGGCTTTTTTCTTGCCGTGTCGAGATCGGTGAATTCTTCGCGGTTGAGAAACATCAAGAATGGGTGTTACTCCGCGAGGCCACGGCAGGTGAGCTGTCGCAGATGGCGGCGAACGAGGGCAAGGATGCAAGCTCGGCATTCATGAAACTCCTGCCCACGCTCATTAAAGAGTCTAGTTTCACCGTGGAAGGGAAGCCCGCGACTCCGGGTGAGGTGGCGGATATCATCATGGCCAAGGGCACGCTCTACTCCTATGTGATTACGGAGTGGCAGGCGGCCCTCCCTTTGCCACAGAGGAAGTCCACGAAATCCGGGAAGTAATGGCGGACTTCCTTCAGGGTGGTGGGGCGAGCCCGGATACCATGCCCTGCCACCGCAAGTGGGGATACCTGGCGAGGTTGTTTTTCTTATCGACTGACAAAGAACACGGGTCACTCTTGCACTTGCCATATGACGGTCCGCTCATGGAGCAGCCAGCTAAGACACTCGCGGTCATCGAGCTAATGCAGAACATCTTCGTTGAACACCTCAACAAGATGGCGAAGGTAAACTGATGGCGAAGTTTGAATACAGCATTAGATCAAAAGATGAGACCGCACAAGGGGTGAAGTCTGCCCAAAGCAATCTCGATAGTCTCGAAGGATCGGTCAAGCGGGTCTCCAAGACCATGCAGCTCCTCATGGGCGGCGCAGCTCTCGGGGGGATCACCGCCGCACTCAGAGCTATCGCCAGAGCAGCGGGTGAGTCGGAGAAGGCTTTCGCCGCGATGCACCCGGAGACACAGAAGGCGGCCGGGTCTCTCACTGATTGGAACAACGCGATGCGTGACATGCGTGTCGCGGCCGGGGGAATCGTTGCGTCAGTGCTAACTCCAATCAGAGCGGCTATCCTCAACATAATCGATCCTGCCCACGAGGCGAAGGCCGCGCTACAGGGCGTGCTCGACCAGCTCGATGCCATCTCAAAAAAGTATGTGTCTACCGGTACACAGAAAGCCCAAGAGTTGAGGGACGCTGCCGAGCAATATCAGTTTGCCATCAAAGAGATGGCCTCACTTACAGCCGAGAAGGGCGAGACGCAACGGATGTTGACCTCCCTCGGGGCGCGTCCAGATATTGCCGTGCTCGCCAATCGGTACATCGAGAAAATGGGTATGGATGCCTCATCTGCGCTTATGAAAGCCGAAATGGAAATAGCGCAGTGGGATAGTCAGGTGACCTATCTTCGGGAAAGGCTCGACAAGCTTAGCGATGGCATAGCCGATGCTGCTGAAAAAATAGCTGAGTATCCGAAGTGGCTTGCTGAGCAGAACAAGAACAATACTTCTCCAAAGCCTCCGGCCGCACCCATAATCATCGGTCCACTAAAGCAACTTATGTACCAGGGTGCGGGGGTGCGGGGTGGGGAGTTGCGGGCCGAGCTACATGACGTGATCGATGATGTTGGAGAAGTATTAAGCGAGACTATAACAGAGTTCCCATGGCATGGAGCGCCGGGTATGGCTGGCCCTGGCGAGATAATGGGTCAACAGTTGGGTACGGCGCAGAGCGGAACTGGCACCACGATGCCGCCGTGGCTTGTTCCCATCGTAGAGGCTTTCGATTCTCTGGTAGGATTCCTCGGACCGCTCGGTTCTCAGTTTGCCAGTCTCTCGATGATCCTTAACCCGTTACAGACCATCATGCAGGCGTTCTATCAGGCAATAGCTCCGGTGGTAAATGAGTTGCTTGCTCCGCTGGTAGGCATTCTGCAAATCATTGGACAGACCATGGCGGCGATCCTTATGCCAGCGTTGAGGATACTTTCCCCTGTTATAGAGTTCCTAGGGAAAGCGTTTGTTTTTTTGTACAACATGGCGATCGTACCGTTCGGCAATGCGCTGATCGCGGTGTTCAACATCCTCAAGGCGCTCGGACAGACCATTTACTACATCGTCACTTTCCAGTGGGGGAAGCTCGGGAGCGTTCGGTGGGACCCGACAGCAGGAGCCTTGGAGCGGATCGAGTACGACACCCTTGGGTCCGCCGGGGTTGCAGCGATCAATGAGCAGTCCAGCGAGTCTGCCACCTACTCCACGGGCCGCGACATCACGGTCAATGTGATCGTGAACACGGAAGTAATCACCGGGGAGAACGGCGGGTTACGGGAGCTGGCACTCATCATTCAGCGCGAGATAAGCAACGCCGTGGCGCTGGGGGTGGCGTAGTGGCTACATGGGTAGTTGAGGTAGATTTCCAGGGTGGAGCCGGATGGGAAGACATTACCACTGGCGTCATTCTGCCTTCATTCATCCGGCGTCGCCAGCTCTGGAATAAACTACAACCCACCGTCAACACTCTCAACTTCCAGTTGAAGACAGAATCATCGGCGCTCATCGCCAAGTTCATGACCGCAACAAGTGATATACTGGTACAAGTAACGAAAGACTCGGCGGCCTATTTCACTGGCATGGTGCAGCCGAACTATTCGGTGGACGTTGGTAGCCGCATCAAACCGTTCGACGTGGCATGCGTTGATAACGGCTACCGGCTGAAGCGCCGAATCATTTCCAATATCAACTGGTCAAACTATAAGGTATGCGATCCTGCGAATACCGCGTCGAGCATCCTGCATCAACTTATGGTCGCGGCTGGGCTCACGGCAAGCGCTGTATTCTCTGGCATCGTCACCATCGACAAAACCATCGACCGGTTCGTCGGAGTGGCGGGTGAGGCCGAGGTATGGGAGCTTGCCAGCCGCTTGCTTTTCGACTTCGGATATACGTTCTATTTTCGTCCCGATGGCACGCTGGATGTGTTCAGCTTCGCACAGTCTAGCATAGTGACGACTGATCTATTTTCGTCGGATGCCGGTGACACGCAAAACATCATCGGGACACTTACAGTAGAGCGTAGTGAGCACGACTATGAGGCGGTGCGGGTCAACTGGTCTACACATAAGACGCTGGTAGACGCACTGCTGTTTTCGGACACGACGAACGGCGATTCCACTCGAAAGTGCAATATAGAAGTATCCAGCGCTGCATACTGGCCAACAGATTCCAACCTCCGCGATATGTATGCTGACTATCGTGTTGACGGGTATGAGCTGATAGCAACATCGGCAGTTGTGCTTAGCATGGAGAAAGACGCTGCTATCGTTCAGGACACTTTCACCGACGAGATAACGCGCGCCAAGATCAAGTATCACAACTCTGGTGCGACCTCGGCATACATAAGGATGTTCGATATTAAGGGCGACGCCATTGTCAAGGATCAATACAACGTGCAGACGCGCATTATGAGTGCCGGAACGAACAAGTACCTTGACCTGGAATCGAACTACCTTTACACGGCGGCGGATGCTGCACTCCTGGCAGACGCGGTAGCGCAATATTACTACAACGCCGACATGAGATATGGGCTTCGCTCTCGGTCTGAGTATGAGCCAGGCGCATTCGTATACGTCAAGGAAACCGGATTCCTCGGCATCAATAACCTGTGCGTAGTGCAGGAGGTCGCTGATAATGAGTGGACGGGAGAGCACAGCTATGTCCTCGAAGGGTTCGCGGAATACTCGGCGGGGGAAACCACGTCTACGGGCTCGGCGCAAATCCCCACTCCGTACACGCGCACTAGTAATGTTACTGTCGGCGCTTCGGGATATTCGGGGTTCGCTGACTGGTATTGTGACGGCACTGCGGATGAGGTGCAAATCAATTCGGCGATCGTTGAAGTCAACTCGCTTTACGGTGGCGGTGTGGTGCGGCTACTGGGCGGCACGTTTGTCACGGCCGCTGCTGTGGAACTATTGGACAACGTTACTCTCGAAATTGATCCATCGGCCACTGTGGAAAAGAACTGTGACGACTACGCCATCGAAGCGGTCGGGACGAGCGAGGCGCACAAAAGCAACGTCAAGATCACGGGGACTGGGACGATAACCCGGCACGCTGACGACACGAATGCGCGGCCGCTCGTCTACTTCGAGTACGTGGACGACTTCACGATTGACAACGTGAAAGTGGACGACAGCTACGAGGACGGCATCTACATCGTAAACTGCACGAACGGATAGGTGGCAGCGGGCGTGAAGATATCGGCGTGTGACGGGACGGGACTCAAGATCATCGCGAGCACCGTCATCGTTGCAGCAGCGGTCACTATCACGGCGTGCGCTACCGGTTGCGAGATGTGGCCGTCGATTGCAACTGACAAAATGTATCACGGGGACTGCGAATCTACCGACGAACCGATGTTGGATAATGAAACCGATCCGTACTTGACAAATTGCACATGGGCGAGAAGTTCGGATCAAGCATATAGCGGGACATATTCATACAAACTGACCCTGACCGCCGGCACCGGACACGTCGTCGCGTTTTACGATGTTGGCAGTACATCGGATATGCATGGTCTAACGGCGGGTAAAACATACATGCTGACAATGAAGCTGTATGTCCCTTCGGGTCAAAGCATTCATGCGAATAAGTTTTTTATCCAGAACAATTATTATGACGGCAGCTGGGGAGGAAAAATAACTTATGCCAAAGAAATATATGATGCGTGGCAGACCGTTACAGCAATCACGACGTTCCCCGTTGGGACAACCGGAACTGGACCGTGGATAGACCAATATGAGGCAGGAACCGCAGGTGAGTTTATTTATATCGACGAAATACACATGTACGAGTTTGACGCCACCGACTCCGGTTGTCAGCTTGTCAACTCCTCGGTGGACTCATGCACCGACACCGGCGTCATTGTAGCGAACAGTCACGCGATCATCCAGAATAATCAGATCACCGGCAACACGAACGCGGGGCTGGTGATCCAGGCTGGCTACCGCAACCTTGTGACGAACAACCGGTGCTACAACAACGGAAGCGACACCGGGCTGGAGAACACGAACGGGGACAACTTCTACGACGCTGGCATCGACACGCAGTTGAGCGGCAACTCCTGGCAGTCCCCGGTGAGCGGGGAGCCGAGTTGGGGGACGCCGCATACGCATGTAGAGACGGTTGTAAACGCCGTGAACCCCACGGGGACTGGCAATACTACGGTTACGTGCTCTAACTTACCAACGGGGACCAAGGGCATTGAAGGATACTTCGAAATACTTTCGGCAACGACCGCCTATCGCATCGGCTACATTAAAGACTCTGCCGGTAACACATGGAGCATTGCCTATAACCCGACGACGGCGTTCCGTGGACGGGCGTGGTTCAAGGTGCCGCTGGATTCATCTAAACAGTTTCTCTATTCCGTCAGCGACGCAGATGTAAGCGAGTTCAGCATCTATCTGCGTGATTATTACATCTGAGAGGTTCCCCATGTCCGACGAAGCAATCATCGACATCAGGTTGGGCAACATTGAGCGCGATTGCGACGAGATAAAAACCGACGTTGGCAAGATTGACGAGCGGCTGGACCGGCACGCCGAATGGATAAACACTCTTGACCACTGGTACCGGGGCAACGAAGCGAAGGGTGCCGAGCGGCGGCTACAAGACGTTGAAGGGTACTGTATGGAGATGAACAAGGCAAATTTGGGGCCGCGCATGAATGCCGCAGAGGCCAACATCGAGGTGTTGCGCGGTATAGCCGACGCGAAGCTAGAAACGATACGCGACATGTTCAACGACACACTCAATGCGCGGTCCAAGACGACGGTTGAGCGGATGAAGGCGTGGGGTTCTCTGCTCACGCCGATACTCGCGGCGGCGGCCGTGGTGCTGGCGGCGGTGTTGTGATCTGCACGCTACAGCAGGCGGCCGCGCTTACCGCGCATGACTACACCGTTGCCATCTCTGGCGGTTTCGACCCGATCCATATCGGCCACGTGCGCTACATACGCGATGCCGCCTCCCAGGGCGTTGTGCTGGTAGCGATCGTCAACGCCGATTCCTTCCTCGTTGAAAAAAAGGGTCGGGCGTTCATGCCGCTGGCCGAGCGTATGGAGATTCTCAACGCGATCCGTGGCGTTGACTACGTGTGCGCGTGGGACGGCTGGACGGTGGACGGGGCGTTGGAAATCTTGCGACCCGACGTGTTCGCGAAGGGCGGCGACCGGACCGGCCCCGAGAACATCCCCGAGTGGGAGACGTGCCAACGGCTCGGCATCCGCATCCTAACCGGGGTTGGCGGCGGGAAGATTCAAAGCTCGTCGGACTTGCTGGCGGCATGGGATAAGGCATGAAGGACATCGAATCACTGGACACCCGGATGCAAGCGTGCGTCCGAAAGTATATCTGGAAGTGTGCACAGGCCGGGATAACCGTGATTGTCTTGGAGACACGGCGCACTCTCGCCACCCAGATGGCATACTACGCGCGCGGTCGTGCGCCCGTCCAGCTCGTCAAGGACTATTTCAGGCGGTGCGGTCTGTGGGACATCAGCGACGCCGAGGCCGCCGTGCAGAATACCAAGACGCTGTACTCCAAGCACATCGACGGGCTGGCCGTGGATATTGCTCCAGCCAAAGACGGAAAAGCATGGTGGGATGCGCCGCGCGAACTATGGTTGAAGATGTTCGCCATCGCAGAAAATGAATGTGGATTGGACGCATGCGCGGACGGCAAGTGGCAAGCGTGGCAATGGGATTGGCCTCATCACGAGTTTAAACACGAGATATGAAAGGGGTGACTATGGACTGGACGAAGGTAGCCGAGATCGCCGTGGCGGTCGTCGGTCTGATTCAGTGGGTGAAGGGGCTACTGCCGAAGGCCCCGACGTGGGTGTGGGCGGTGGCGTCTGCCGTTGGCTGCCTCGGGATCGCGGCGGCGGTGATCTACCTCCCGCCGTGGGTGCTGCTTGGCCTGGTCGCCTTGGCCGTCAGCCAGTTGGGGTATGAGACCATCGTGAAGCTGATTCTGTCGAAGGTGCCCGGTGCGCCCGTGGCTTAGGTATGCGATTGCCGCGACGGCCGGACTCCTCGTGGGGTCTGGCCTTCTTTTTGCTCTGTATTGCCGTCCTCTTGCTCTTAGCCGCGCCGCCGAAAGCGCACGGGCAGAGCGGGAGCGGGAACGGGCCGCAGAGTTTGAGCGGCAACTTGGAGCAAGCCGAGATGAACTTGACACAGCTCATGCAGCGCTTGGGCGAGCGACAGAAGCAAATCAGCGACTTGCAGGGCAGCTTGACACAAGCCGACGCGAGGCTGCTCGACTTGCAGGCATCCTTGGCGACGTTGCAGGCCAACTTGGTACTGGCGCAGGAATCGCTGGGCAACTCGCAGACGGAATTGCAGGAGACATTGCTCTCGCTGGACTCACTCTCGCTGCAATACAGCGCGCTCGAAACATCGTGGCAGGCATACCGCAGTGAAATGCAGAAGCAAGTAAGGGATGTGGAACGGCAGTACAAGTGTGCGAAACGGTGGGCGGTGGTGTTCGGTGTCGCCACCGCCGCCGGGTTTGCCGCCTGCTTATACCTTGCGCTGCGCTAAGGCTATCGTGCTGGCGACGATTGCATAGAGGTAAATCAGGCATTGCCGAAGCATCCCGCCAGCCACAGCATAGAATCCCCGGTCAAATGCCTTGCCGATGTACTGTCTGACAAGAGACTGAAACCCCTGGACGGTACCCGCTAATGCCCATACTGTCAGCCCTACCGGGATCACAACCCACCACCATTTTCTCACATCATTCCTCCCTTCTATACTTCACAGCATACCGCAGTGGTCAGCCTTTTTCCAAAATTCGCCCGGCGATCCGCGCGGCGGCTCGCCGCTGCTCATCCGTGACGGAAGTATAGCGGTCAAGCATCTCTTGCGATTGGTGGCGGGTAAGCTGGCGAAGGGCCGCGTCCGACAGCGTGGTCGTCCACCGGCGCACCACGATGCTCGTGCCCGAGGATGCGCGTCACTTCATCCCGTGGCACTTGGATGGCGGCGTGATCGTGGCCGTGCTTGTCGGGATACGTGGTGGTGTACAGCGGCCGTCCCCCCCGGCGCCCGTTGGCCCGGGCTGCCTCGGCCT